TAAAGTCGTCGACTCTCTCGGCGGTTGGGAAAACGCCGCGCTTTTGGTGGTGGGGGTGATGAATGCCGGATTGATTGCCAGCGTGCTGTCCTTGGGAGGGAGCCTCCTGACCGCCGGAGCTGGGGTGCTGGCTTTCACTGGGCTTCTGAGTGGTTGGAAAACTGCCGCTCTTGAAGCGGGGGCAGCAACTGATGCCGCAGTCGCTTCCACCGCGAGTAGAGGCTTGCTTGGCTGGATCGGCGCTGGGACATCAGCAGTCGGGGCGGGGCTGGCCTCGATGTTTTATTCGCCCACGCTGAACGATGGAGAAGATAAGGAAGTTGCGCGCCTCCGAAAATCTCAAGGGCTCCCTGAGGTTGAATCGCAAACCCCCGACCAGGCAATGCGTGAGCGGGCCACCGCGGACGCGTGGAAAAAGAATCAGGGTGCTAACCAGGACACTGCCAGCTTTGCGATGGATTATTTCCAAGCGCAGGGTTGGAGCAAGAATGCGGCAGCAGGCATTGTCGGAAACGGCATTGCAGAGAGCAACCTGGACCCCAAAGCTAAGGGGGATTGGGGGCTGACTGGCCCAACAGCCAGGGGCATCTTCCAGCTGCATCCGGATCGTCAGAAAAACTTTGAAAAGTGGGCCGGATTCAAAATCACGGATGAACGCGCCGATCGGATGAAGCAATTGGAGTTTGCCAACTACGAGTTGACCCAAGGCTCTGAATCGAAGGCAGGCTCGTTACTCAGGTCAGCCAAAAGCGCCGAGGACGCAGGAGAGATTGCCTCACGAAGCTGGCTGCGTCCGGGTGTGGATGACGAAGCGAAGGCAAGGGAGGCCGCAACGCGTGGCGCGCTGGCTAATCAATTGGCTCTTCCCCAGTCGGCTCCGGCTTGGCCATATACCAAGCCGGCTGACCCTGGCGCTGGGCCGTCGCCCAATCAATTGGCTCTACCCCAGCCAGCCCCGGCCGGACCATATACCAAACCGGCTGACGCTGGTGGTGGTAGTGCAGATGCTGGTGGTACTGGCGGGACAGTTAAGGTGGAGATCGAGCACAAAAACCTGCCCGAAGGAACAAAAGTCAGCGTGAAGGCCCAGGGCAACGTTGAGGCATCCAGCCGTATTGCGCATTCCGGAGTGGGGAATATTGCATGAGTTTGCTATCCGACATCATCCAGATTGCCGAGGATTCCAACAGAACCTGGACCGATACGCTGAACCGGGCAACGTTCCGGGGTGTGCCGTTCGCGGTCTATGGAGGTGATGCGCGTTTCGGTCGTCGCCTGGCAGTGCACGAATATCCCGGCCGCGATAAGCCTTATGTCGAGGATTTGGGTCGCTCTACGCGCCGGATCCGGATGACGGGCTTTCTGGTAACCGACAGCGTTATCTATGGCGGTGGCAATGTCCTGGCTCAGCGCGATGCGTTGGTCGCTGCTGCCGAAGCACCGGGGGCGGGTGCGCTGACGCATCCGACGTTGGGAGCTCTGAAAGTCAGCGTCCCAGACCAGGGGCTCAGCGTGATCGAGCGCTGGGATATGGGCCGCTACTTTGAGATCAGCTTCACGTTCATTGAGTCGGGTGATCGGGTTTTTCCAACTATCACCACGGCCACCGGCAGCCTGCTGGATAAGCTGGCCGCCGCGCTTGGCCTGTCGTCGGCGTTGGACTTTGCCCGCAAGGTCATCGGTGGCGTGACGGCCGTGATCAATGCTGTCGAGGGCGTCATCAAGTTCGGTAAAGCCATCGTCAGCATGGTGGTGGGCATTATCGGCGACTTCAAAGTGCTGGTTGGTCGCGTCACTCACGACATCCGCAGCATCAGCAGTCTGGGTGCCCTCCTGATCGGCAACCATGGGCGGTATGCCAACGCCAACGTTAGCAGTGCACTGATCGACAGTAAAAAGGCCAAGAACAGCAGTGCGACCATGGCTGACCTGATTGCCAAGAACACAACCAACCGGACTGCGGTCGATGTCGCAATGGATACGCTAACCGACGCCGCAGCGAATCTGGATGCCAGCAGTGGCCCGGCATTTACCGATGCGGTGCAGGCTCTGATGACTGCGCTTGTGGCCGGAATCGCCGATCCGGGCAACGCCATTTCCCTGCTCGGGCCATTGGTGAGATACACATCACCGGCATTCAACGGTAGTGGTGCTATCGGCACTGGCAAAGCGGTGGCGCAAGACGCCACCGCCGCATTACTACGCCGCGCTGCCCTGGCTGCGATTGGTCAGGTGGTCGCAACCTATGTTCCGCAGTCCTACGATCAGGCCATTGCCACTATGAATACGGTGACTGGCTTCCTCGACGCTGAGATTCTTGTTGCTGGCGATACGGGCGATGACGACAGTTACAACGCTCTGATCGATCTGCGCGGTGCAGTTGTGGGCGCGCTTACTGCTACCGGGGCGACACTGCCGAGCCTGGAAGTGTTCACCTTCAAGGCATCGCTGCCGGCCCTGGTCATGGCTAACAGGTTATACCAGGACGCGACGCGATCTGATGAACTGATCCAGCAAGCCAACCCGATTCACCCTGCGTTCATGCCGAGTGTGGTTACGGTATTGGCTAAATAACAAATCCAAACAAATGGTAATGTTATGAAGCACGACACGAAGTAAACAGTAATGTGCTTAGTTTGGCTTGAAGCGAAGCAGTATCGCTAGTTTTCACAAAAATCATTTTGCCATCGTTAACAATTTCAGCACTCCAATCCACATCAAGGATGTTGTTTTGGTTGTCAATGTAAAATGATCTGCCTTTGCCGGTGGTGCTAAAAAAAGAGTCTTGTTTGAATGATGTCGATTGAAGGGTGTACATGCCTTTGCAACCAGGAGATTGGTCAAGCGCGCTCAATATCTTCAATCCTTGTTGCTTCATGAGTTCGGTGCTTTTGCTCTCGAATTCATTATTGGTCGAGATTTTTTGTACTAATAGATATATCCCAAAAATTATTGCAATAAACACTACTTTCCCAATGTGCCTTTTCATATTTTCTCCTTGCTTATGGTTTTTATCCTGAGCGAGCACTTCCTTGACATCTAAAAGGCATCGCCATGACCGACGATCTAACCATAACGATGGGGCAGATTGCTATCACTGGCTGGACTGATATCCGCGTTACTCGCGGAATCGAGCGTCTGCCTAGCGACTTTAGTATCGGGATGACTGAGCTGTACAACGGTGAGCTGGCTGCCCTCGGGATTGCTCCTGGATCCGCTTGCTCGGTTGAGCTTGGAGAGGATCTTGTGATCACTGGCTACATCGATCATTTCATCCCAAGCTTCGGCCCTTCGGACCATTCAATAAGGTTAACCGGTCGCTCAAAGTGTGCCGACCTGGTGGATTGTGCTGCAGAGTGGCCGGGAGGCCAGATCAGCAACTCAAATGTGTTGGGTATCGCTCAGCGCCTTGCGTCGGTATACGGCCCTGTCGTTAACGGAAAACCTGAAGGGATACAAGTCACCAGCAGCGTGGCCTCTGACAAACTACCAATACTGCCGCAAATAAATATAATGCTGGGCGAGTCAGCGTTCGAAATTATTGACCGAGTGGCGAGAGGCTCGGCTGTACTTGCTTACGACTTGCCAGACGGCGGGTTGTATCTTTCCCAAACCAGTAATCATGCAGCAGCAAGCGGATTTACTGAGGGCGTAAATGTTCAGAACGCATATATCGATTATTCGGCAAACCTCCGCTACTCCGAGTACAGAGCCTACATCCAGTCAACTCAGACTTATCTGGATGCGGGCGAGGCTGGCAATAAACTTGGTGTGGTGACTGATCCAAACTGTTTGCGCCATCGGCGAATGGTCATTATTTCCGAGGGCGGAGGCCTTGGGAATGATATAGCCATTCAGCGGGCTCATTGGGAGGCTGCGCGTCGAGCCGGGCGGTCGATGGTTGTTCGTTTGGTCACCGACAGTTGGAGAGATGAGTCCGGAGCGTTGTGGGAGCCAAATACGCTTGTTCCAGTGTCTCTCCCAAGGCTCAACCTGGACCACGCAGAGTTGTTGATCACCGAGGTAACCTTTCTGCGCGCCAACGGTCGGGGAACGACTGCCGAATTAACGCTCATGCCGCCATCAGCATTCGTGCCGCAACCCATCAACCTGACCCCTCTATTTGGCGATGTCGCCCAGGTGCATCAATGACCGGATTTCCTGACGCAGAAGGAATTATGCAGCGCCTCTGGCGCCGAATTCAGTTGATGTCGAGCTGGGGGCGCATCACCTTCGCCGATGACAGTCAGCCGGCACAGGTACTCCAGATCGCCCTCAATGACGACGAGACGCGGGACGATACGCCGCGAATCGCTGAGTTCGGCCTTACGTCGGTTCCGCCGGATGGCTCCGATGTACTGGTGGTTTTTCTCGGCGGCGACCGGACGAAGGGGGTGGTGGTCGCCACCGGCCACCAGGCAAGCCGCCCGCTGGGCCTGACCGCCGGCGAGACGATGTTGTATGACCTTTGGGGAAAGCACATCTACTTAACGAACGCCGACGGGATCGTCATCGAGGCCGCCGGTACCCCGGTGACGGTCAACAATTCTACCGTCGTGACCATCAACGCTTCGGACAGCATCGTTCTGGACACGCCGCTGGTGAAAATATTGGGTGACCTCTTGGACAACTACCAAACGAATCCACACACGCTGGCGCAGATGCGCGCGATCTTCAACGCTCACACCAATGGGAGCGGCACGACTACACCGCCGACACCGCAATGACCGATATCACGACAACCTGGATTGTGGAGAGCGGTACCGGCGACTGGTCGATCAGTGGTGGAGCGCTGGCCAGTGGTGACGATCTCGAATCGGCGGTGCTGATCAGCTTGTTCACGGATCGGGTCGCCAATGTCGACGACATCCCGCCTGATGGTGGAACGGATCGTCGCGGGTGGTGGGGCGATCAGGGCGAAGACCTTCCGATTGGCTCACGGCTTTGGCTGCTTGATCGTTCGCGCCTGGATTCGAAGGTGGCCAACGAGGCGCAGATTTACATGCAAGAAGCCTTGCAGTGGATCGTCGATGATCAGGTTGCCGCTGGCGTGAAGGTGGCTACCTCCATTGGCGGGAACAACACGTTGTACTCCGTCATCCGGATCACCCGGGCTGACGGAACATTCACCGATCTCAAGTTCAACTGGGTGTGGCGTCAAACCTGACGCCGCTCGTTGAAGCCAGCCCGCCCAGTGCGGGTTTTTTATTGCCTGGAGTTTTCCATCATGCCGTTTTCGAGACCCACGCTCTCGGACCTGCGATCGCGGGTTGCTGCAGATATCACCTCGGGTCTGCCCACGGCCGACGGCCTGCTTCGGTTTTCAAACCTCACGATTTTGGGCAAGGCGCTGGCCGGTCTCGACCATCTGAATTATGGCTACCTGGACTGGATCGCGAAGCAGGGCGTGCCATACACGGCGTCTGGCGAGTTTCTGCAAGCCTGGGCGGCGCTGAAGAACGTCTATCAAAAGGATGCGAGCCAAGCGAGCGGTGTAGTGACTTTCCCTGCCGCCGCCGGGGTAATCGTCAACGCGGACACGCAAATCGTCCGTGGCGACTCAGCTACCTTCACGGTGCAGGCGACCGTAACTGCCGGTACTGGTGGCTCAATCGCGGTGACGGTGACGGCGGATCTTGCTGGCGAGGCAGGCAACACCCCGGTGGGCAGTCTGATGACACTGGGATCATCCATCCCAGGGGTACAGTCAAGTGGCGCCGTGACCACGGTCATTACTGGTGGAGCCGATCAGGAGCAGGAAGACTCGCTGTTCGCACGGATGCTGGCGGCCTACCAGAGCACGCCGAACGGGGGCTCCAAGCCCGACTATGTGACATGGGCCTTGGTTGTACCGGGCGTTACTCGCGCGTGGTGTTCTCCGAACAGCTTCGGCACTGGCACCGTCGTGATGTATGTGATGTTCGACGCGGCGAATTCTGCGAATCAGGGATTCCCCCAAGGCACGAACGGAATCTCGGCCAATGACAACCGGGTCACCTCTGGCAACCTTGCAGCAGGCGACCAACTCACTGTGGCCAACAGTATTTTTGTAGAGCAGCCAGTGACGGCGATGACTTACGTCTGCTCGCCAATTCCCAGCCCGGTTCCGTTCACGCTCACCGGGCTCACCGGCGCCAATACCGCAACCCGCTCGGCCATTGCCGCTGCAATCGCCGAAGTACTGATGGAGCAGGGCGCTCCCCTGACGGATGGGACAGCGGTTGATCTATCCGATGTCAGTTCCGCCATTTCAGCGATCGCCGGCACTAAGGGGTTCGTGATCACGTCCCCGGTGGCAAACATCACGAACACGCTGGGCCATCTGCCGACTCTGGGCGTCATCACGTATGGGTGAGGTCTCAATGTCCAAGTATTCGTTTTCCAGTGCCGACTTCACGTCAGCGCTGCTAGGCCTGCTGCCCCGTGGTCGTGTTTGGCCCAAGGACTTGTCGAGTACTCAGGCTCAGGCGGTTTCCTGCTTTGCCCCGACGTTTCAACGGCTGAGTGACGCCGGACTTGGCCTTCTCACCGACATGTTCCCCTCAACCACAGTCAACTTCCTGACCGAGTGGGAACAAACGCTGGGGCTGCCAGATCCGTGTGCGGGGATGGCGCCGACATTCCAAGGTCGCCGCAATCAAGTCGTTGCGCGCTTCACGAACACCGGTGGCCAGTCCATCCAGTTCTTCGTCGCTTACGCACTCGGTCTGGGCTACGCGGTGACCGTCACTCAGTACGCACCTTTTCGCTGTGGACAAAGTACCTGCGGGCAGCAGCTCGGAGGCGTCGACTGGTTCTTTACCTGGGCCATCAACTGCCAACTCAACACCGTCAACTATTTCCGGGTCGGGCAATCGACAGCGGGCGAGCCTTTGTCGTCCTGGGGAAACGCGGTGCTCGAGTGTGAATTATCCGAAGCAAAACCAGCGCACACCATTTTGCAGTTTCATTATTCGTGAGGCCCTAGATGTATCAAATTGATAACTCAAGTGCTGTAGCGGCCATCCCGGCAAGTACTGCTGCGGGAACGCCTGGCTACTTCACTGACGGAAACCCTGCAACGGGCATTGCGCCGACCATCTTGCCCGCCGAATTCATGAACATGGTCATGATGGAAATCTTGGGGGTGTTAAGCGCGGGCGGCGTAACACCCTCCAAGTCGAACTTCACCCAGCTGACAACTGCAATTCGTGCAGTGAACAAACAGTCAACGATCCTTACTGACACCGGCGCGGCGAATATTTACGCCGCCGCGAACACTCCCGCACTGACTGCATTGCCGGCTACCGGTTATTCACAGCGATTGAACATCGCTCACGCGAACACCGGCGCATCGACGTACGCGCCAGACGGACTTACAGCCAAACCGATTTATGGACTTGGTCTGCAACCCCTTCAGGGTGGCGAACTACCAGTTGGAATAGCGGTGCTGATGTACCTGGTGCAATCCGGCGTAAATGGCGGTAACGGGGCCTGGATCATCATTGAATCATTGGGTGGTGCGTCGCAGATTGCCAATGCCACGCAAAGCCAGCACGCCGTAAACATGGGCCAGCTCTTCGGCGGACTGAAGGGCATCGTCAAGTTCACTTCCAGCGGTTCATTTACGGTTCCGGTAGGCGTTACGACGATCTATCACAGCGGATCGGCTGCCGGGGGTGGGGGCGGCAGTTCTCTTACGGTCTTGGCCGGTACGGTTACAGGCGGCGCTGGCGGGGGTGGGGCGGGGCAGTGGGAAATACGGAAGGCTTATACCGTTACTCCGGGTCAGGTCATTACCGTGACTGTGGGTCTGGGTGGTAGCGGTGGAGCTGCGGGCGGAGCAAATGGCTCGCCTGGCGGCAATACCATTCTGAGCGGGGTAGTTACGTTGACCGGCGGTAGCGGCGGCGTATTAAGCGCTTCAGCGGTTACCCCCGCCGTTACTGCGAACTCTGCGGGCGGCGCAGGTTTCCCGGGGGGCGAGTTTTCTTCTACGACAAACCAATATGGGGGCGGCAAAGGGGGGAATGGCGCATCCACACCGTTCGGCAGTGGCGGCTTTGGTTCGCCAGGTACAAACGGTGGCGCCACTGGCGGGGGCGTTGCTGCCCTGGCGAACACGGGTGGCGGCGGCGGCGGGGCTGGCGGCAGCTTCGGTTCAGCTTCTTCAACGGGGGCGGCTGGCGGGGCTGGCGGCTCAGGATCTTCAACAATCGAGTGGTGATCACATGACACAGCGAGTTCTGTACAACGAAACCACACGGCTTGTCATGCAATGGCAGGATACCGAGCAATATAACTTCGACGAGCCGGGACCGGGTACCGCTATCTTTGTAGCGACCCCAGAGCAATGGGCCAACCAGACTGACCCTCAGTGGTACATCGACGGGGAGCTTACAGAGGTTGCGCCACCACCTATTCCGCCAACTCCGGCTGAGATTCTGGCGGCTAATAAGCATCAGCAATCAATACTGCTTACCAATGCGCAGCCGCCAATGGCTACAGCTCTGGGCATGGTGATGCTTGGCGATGCCAGTGACACTGAGACGCTCACAGCCAAAGCATGGCAGGCATATTACAGGGCGCTGCAGGCGGTTGATTTGACCGCTATAGATCCGACGTGGCCGGTAGCGCCTACGTAAATGAAAATCGACAAGGCCGCCTTCGGGCGGTTCTTCATGCCTTGCGGAAACCCACACGCATCACCCAGCACAACTGCCGACTCTGCTCGCCGGCTGCGCCTGCAAGCACCCCAATAGCTTTTGATTGGCAGTGCTCAATGGCATAAGAGACAGACGGCACAGGCGAAGGAACACCCTGGCCATAGAGCGACAGCGCTTCTACCTGTATAGTTCCGCAACTGTAACAATTCGCGCAGGGATGGCATTAGTGACAAGGATTGCTCTTTGGCTCGTCCGCCCTGCACCACATGAATCTGTAGGTGCGGTCATAAAAAATTGAAACTCTCAGCCCTGACGTCTCTGCGCTTCTTCGCCGCATTCGGCGTTTTCCTGGATCACTATTTTCAGCTCTTTCATAGCTCTCAGAACCAATTTATATTGACCATGAAGAGCATTACGGGCGAAGGGTTTCTGTGGGTGACCTTCTTCTTTGTATTGTCCGGCTTCATTATTTCCTATAGCTATGATGGAAAACTGAAGACTATAGATTCTGCAAAGGAGTTTATTTTCAAGCGTATTGCTCGCTTGTGGCCTGTGAATCTTTTGCTTCTCGTTTTTTTTGTGGCAAATTTTTATGACGCCTATACATATATAAACGTACATAGTTTCCTTTCGAATGCGTTCTTTTTGCAGAGTTGGTCGACTGACGTTAACTCATTTTGGGGGTATAACGCCGTTTCCTGGAGCTTGTCCTGCGAGGCATTTTTTTATGTCTCGTTTATAGTGCTGGGGACCATCAACAGAAAGTATCTAGTCGCGGCATTCATGCTATTGGGCGGGCTGGTTGTCTACCATCTGCTGAACGTAAATCCTACGTCGAAAAATGCGCAATGGCTGTTCTATGTAAACCCATCGTTCAGAGTTCTAGATTTCATGGCCGGTATGCTGGTCTACGAAGCCTATAAAGAATGGGGCAGCAAGATTAAGTTGAGTGTAGCTGCGGCTACTATCTTTGAGGTGGGTTCTTTTGTCGCTCTGGCTTCTGCGATGACGTATGCGATCGGCACCGGCTTGAATGGGATGTGGAGATTTGATGTTTTCTACCTTCCGGTTATGGTTTTCATGGTGTTTATCTTTGCTCTAGGGCAAGGCGCAATATCTAAGGCCCTGAGTAATAATTTTCTAATGTATTTGGGCGAAGCATCTTTTTGTCTTTATATGTGTCATTTGCTTATTAATGGGATGGTGTACGACAAGGTTAAATGGGCGGTAGATATTAACTCGACAAGTGATGTTTTTGGCTTCATGTTACTAATGGCGTGCGTGTGTGTTGGTGTATCCTGCTTCCTGTTTAGTTACTTTGAAAGGCCGATCAACGGCTTTCTTCGCAAAGCGTGGAAGAGTAAAGAGAAGACAGACGCTGCAGCGGCAAATATTGAACCTGCAAAAGTCTAATTCTCAATCTGCCCTCGGCCCACCTATTGGTGGGCTTTTTTTCGCCTGGAGAAAAGTATGCCTGTCACCGCGCAGCAACTGCTGCAGATCCTCCCGAACGCCGGCCAAAGAGCCGGCGTTTTTGTTCCTGTCGTTCGGAGCTAG